GCCCTTAACAAGATTGTTTTTGTTCTTATCCATGCCCTTTTCGACATGTTTAACTTTTTTAATTCTTCTAGGATCTATTTTTCTTAGTTCTTTGATACCGTCTTTGGGCTTGTTTTGATCGATAATAATATGATAGTAAATTCTACCATCTACATACCAACTTTTGAAAATATCATATCCATTTCTATTAAAATTTAATAGACTCAACACAGAATCAAATTCGTCTACCACTTTCTTTTTAATGGTATCCGACAAATCTAAATTTCTTGTGAGAAGTTTTACTGGAGCTTCGTCTGTTTCATTGACAATAGCTTCTGAAACAATATCATCAATCGCAATTTCAACTTCTGGATTGATAGACATATCTCTGTATCTATCAATAAGTTCTGAATCACTTTTTGCACCACCGTCTAAATCCAACGATGTTGAATAAAAATTACTAGAAACTGTCAAATTGCCATCGTCATTCGCAGCCTCAGCGGGTACGAATGACTTTAGCTCTTTAGTTTCTTCATTAGTTTTTAAGAGGGTAAACCCAAATAATTTAACTTCCATACTATATCCTGTCTATCAGACTATTAGCTAACGCCGATTTGAGCGTTCGCGTCTTGGTGCTGCCAATAATCATAAGCAAATGTCACTGTAAATTCTTCAATAGAGTCATTAGTATCCCAACCAAGTTCAATTGTACTGATTTCTGTGGGGAAAAGACCCATGAATTTATATTCTGCGATTGGTTGAGCTGTAGCGGATTTTCCAAAGTGTTGTACAATGGCCTCAGCTTTATAGGATTGTTCTGTATAGTCAAGATCATTTCCGATATGGGAATTAATTTTTTCCATCCATTGTTCCAATGCGTTTCTAATTCCAAAATTTTCTCTATTGAAAATAGTTGCAGTCCAAGGTTCAAATGTTCTATTTCCAGCAACTCTAATTTGTCTTCCGAAATAGGGTACGTCTACTTGTGCAATTGTAGCAGAAGGAATTTGTGCTGCTTTTACTTCAAATTGTCCGCCATTGGGAATTACTATCCCATTTGGAGCAGTTATCATAACAGAGAAAAGATTCGGACGAGCACCCCCGTCCGAAAAGTTTGATTTAAAGGTGTCTACATTAAATGCCATTTTTTGTTATCTCCTAATTGTTTATTTTTATTTATATTAAACTACACCAACGATTTCATCAAAACTTACACCTGTGCGTACTGCAACAAAGTTAAGTTGGATAAAGTTGATAGAACGCGCTGGTTGAATGAAGATATCACCTACAAATTGATTCGAATCAATGACATTATTTGTATTGTTTGTCGTGTCACAAACTACCTTAAAGTCATGAATCCCACGTCTTCCTTTAATATCCCGCAAAAATGGTTCAATCAATGATGTAAATTGTGCGCGAGTGAATTCGTCATTGAATTCAAACAGTGTAAACTTCGCAGCAGTTGCGATAGATTTCTCAAGTACAATAAACAATCTTCTAACATTAATTCTATCAAATGCAGATGGTTTCATTGTAAATGTTTTATCACCGAAAAGAACAGTACCTTGTCCGGCAAAATTTACTACTGGATTGATAGCTGATTTATATAACGAATCGCGACTACTCTTAGTCTGTTCTACCATAGTTTTTACAACGCCTTTGTAAACACCACGATTGAAACCAGCTGGAGAGAACCACGGATCTCTATCAGCTGCACTCCGCACCATCAAACCGGCAGTGTCGGCATTGAAAGGTACATATCTAAATTTATTATTATATTTATCAGAAATATACTTATAGTTAGAATCTGCAAATGCATAATTACTCTTTCTGACATCATTATAGAAAGATATGGTATTATCAGAATTTCCAGAAGATCTATCAAGCATAACAGTATTTTCGGTTGGAGAAATACATGCAATACAATCTTTTCTAGTTGCCGCAACATCTATGATATGATTACACATTCCAGTTGGCACCTCTGAAAGGTCTGCACTTTCGCCTTGCAACAAAAATGAAATATCTATAGTTTCAGAGTCACTGTATATGTCAAATCCACTCACAAAATTTGCTTGTTGTGGTGCTTGACCATCATGACCATTACCAAATGGTCTAGAAATATATAGTTCGGAACCATCAGCAGTAGATCCAACTTGGTTTAATTTTGCAAAACCAGTTTTTGTCGAAGAAAGATTTTGGCCCCAATCCATCCCTGTTGTTTGTGGGTGGTTTACACAGAATACATAGTTAGACAATTCGTTAATTAAATCTACATAGTAAACATTTTTTCCTTCACTACTTTTTCCGTTTCCTGCTTTAGACATATTTTCCAAAACTTCAACAACACTTACAATATTATCAGAGTTTGTTTGTGTTACAATCAAACTAAGGCCTTGACTTACTGATTCCGAATTAGGAATTGCTGTCACATCTACATCGATAGTTCCATCATTTGATCTTGGCACACTTGATAAACTTGCACTAATTTGTGGTTCGTCAATAACAAATTGATCGTATGATGATTCATCTACCAAATATACATGCAAACTATTACCCCATATTCCGGGCGATCTTGCAATAAATTCGTGTCCTGTCAAATTCATACCAGTTGCAGAACTTGCAAATAATGACGAAGCTTCAAAATCACTCGCATTTTTCATCAATACTGAAGCAGAATCATATACGAAACTATTTGTAACTCTACTACTGATAGTTACTGTCACTGTGTCGGCAGTTTTTGGCACGAAACTTGCATCATCTACAGCACCACCAAAGGTCAGGTTTAAACCATCAGTTGAGAGTACATATTGTCCTAACCCCGATCCTACTGATGCAACATTGTCTCCAATTTTAACTACAACGGTTTCTCCATTAGCAGTATTTACAGCTGTAGAAAGTCTGAATGTTTTTTGTCTTGGTACTGTAACTACTTCTGTCTGCATAGTTCTTGGTAAATTTGTCGTATATGTAATAGTCGTACTATTAGCAGTGACAGAATAATCAGAAACACCATGCGTTGTATCACTATCGGTAGTGCCTAAAACATCATCTGGACTTCCAGATTGAATAGATGTAACCAAGTTTCCACTTACTGCTGCAGCGCCGGGCGCTTTATTTAATGTAAATGTTGACTGATGTGCTACAACAATAGTCACTGTATCCACTGACCCAAGCCATGGCGCGATACCAGCTTCAACAGGTGCAGTTGATTTTGAGTGATTCATTGCAGCGGTCGAACTTGGCATATAAAATGCTTGATAAAGGGCATGAGAGTTACTAGTTGAGTTAATAAGAGTCACCGAAGTTCCTGCTGTCTCTGTTGTATAATCATATGTCTCTGAAACTGATACGTCAGCACCACTAACAGCAGATACATAATAAGTAGTATGTGGTTTTAGGTTGATTTCCGAAACCCCACCAGATGCAATCCCACTCTCATCGGTGTGATAAACTACCACATCGCCCACACCTAGTCCATGTGTTGCTGGCAGTGTTATTGCACTGGTTGATACCGCACTAGCAGCACCACCATACGATGTAAAGTAATGAACATGAGAAGATCCTGAACCACCATAAGTAGCAGAATCTGCTAGATCTGAAGAAGATTGTCTAGTGTACAAGGGATAAGTAAATCCCGCCGTCATATCTGTTGCTTCAGTACCCGAAGTTACTAATCTCTTGCCTGTTGAACTATGGTGAAATACAAAATATGGTCCAGCAGATGTTCTTTGTCCCAAATTATTATTGAAATCTATTGAAGTTCCAGTAAATACACCCGCGCTCATATTATTAGTAACAGAATATCTATTTGCTGGTATAATACCCGCTTGGGCGGTGTCTGTGATACTAGAATTAGCCATAACTACAGAAATGTCACTCGTCAAAACTTTTCTTATTGCGTGGTCTCCAGCTGCGGCACTTGCTGGGGTCACTAAAGTAACAGCTGTAGCAATCGCAGTACTAGATCTTGGTTGTAGAAATTGCGTACTAGCTGCATCGCCATCAATTTCTATAACACCAGTATGTAGATTAAATTCTGTTCCTCTTGCTACTGTTGTGTCAATTTTAAATTCTTGTCTTGATGAACCATATAAAGTGGTTGCATCTTGATCTTGACCAGTAAATGTTTGGGTGCTTGCAACGGATGCTGCTGCGGTTACTTTACCTGACAACGCATTTCTTGCTTTATCTTGATTACTACCATCGGCAACAACTCTTACAACTTTTAGTGAATTACTATATGATAAAAAGTTTGCGGCGGTAAACCACGATTTGTAATTAGTGTCATCGGGTGATCCGAAAGTATTCAAGAGTTGCTCTTCACTTGAAACTTCAATCACTTCGCTTACTGGACCTTGGGCGAATCTACCGACAACGGCTCCAACATTCGTACTTACAGCTGGAATACTGGTTGACGCATCTATTTCTGAAACATTTACGCCGGGGCTAACTTGGAATGCCATCTTTTTAATCTCCTTTGATTTTATTTTAATAGTATTTTGTATTTATTTATAAAAACTACAAACTCACTTATTCTAAAAATTATACAGTGTGGTCAATCGGATTGACTCTCCATAAATCCCCACTGTCATC